ACTTGTAGGTAAAAGCTACTTGATACCGCGCTGGGTCTATAGACTTCCACCCCTGATCACGCTCTTCTAATGGAGTAGCCATTACATCTTCCCACCGCTCCTCGAGGCGGTCTTTATGAATTAGAGAGCTTGACCCCTTGTTATAGCCTTTAAGTTCACGCATTGGAAATCGGCACTTTCTGCCCAACAAGGTTTTAATCTCTTGTCTTTCGGACGCTACCTTCATAACAGATGAAGCCATTTCCTTAATAAAAGGAACTTTTTCATCGTAATCATTGCGTATAGCCTTGGCTTCTGAGAACTCAATATCGCCCATAATACTAGCTAATTTACCAATGCCCATACCGTACATGATACCCAAGTTAATAACCTTGGCCGTACTTCGATCCACATCTGCAATGTCAGCAACCATCTGATGAAAATCTAAATCGGTATTCTGGTACTGATTTACTATTTCAACAACCTTTTCGTTATCCCTCGTACTAGGGTTCTTGGAAGCGTAATGCATAAGCCATCTAGGTTCTTGAGCGCTGTAATCAAAACTTCCCCATTTGCACCCTTCTTCCGGTATGAATAATCCCCGTATCATCTTTTTGATTTCAGGATGTCTAGCTGGAACTTGCTGTAAGTTAGGATGGCTCGAAGAAAACCTACCGGATACCGTACCCCCATCATCAGATCTCAACTGGTTAAACTGGCAATGGATTCGGCCCTTGTACTGATGGTTAAGTACGGTGTCCACAAAAGTAGTGTTGGCCTTGTTGTACTCACGAATTTCTAAAACTGTTTTTGCAATGGGGTGGGAATTGTTTTTTAGAAAATGCTTAGTAAAACTGGGGGCTTCCGTTTTAGCTGTTCTTTCGTATTTAAGATTGAGAAAATCAAACACACTTGCTAAAGACGTGGCGTTCCACGGCTCTAGCCAAACATTAGTCTCATCATGTATCTTTTTAAGAAGTTTCTTTTCTTTGTTTTCTAAAAACTTTTTAGTTTTATCCGCTTTTTCAAGATCTACTCTAACCCCCTTACGGCGCATCTGAAATATTACAGGAAGTAAAGATAACTCCATTTCCAAGACGTTATCGCAATTTTCCTGAGAAAGTTTGTCTATAAGAATGTGCCATAAGTTTAAAGTAAGTCTAGCGTCCGTCTCAGCATATGAGGCAACTCTTGCCGCTGGAAGCTTCCACATATCTTTCTTAGCGTCAACGCCATGCTGATCGGCTGCCCTTTTTAGATCATACTCTTGTTTCTTTTCGCCAAGGTAAGTAGATCCTAAAGCATTAAGAGAGTAGCTAAATCTGTTTTCATCGAGCAATGGAGCGGCAATCATAGTGTCCAGAACCTTGCCCTTTATCTCTATACCTTCTGATAGTAACCATCCTAAATCGTATTGAGCATTATGGAACACCACATCCATACCGTGATTAAGTTGGTCTTGCATCCAACGGCAAACCGTATTCTTAGACATGTTACCGCCGCCCTCATGGGCAATAGGCAAGTAAGCATTCCATCCTTCCGCTGCTACAGCTATCCCTATCAACTGACCATCGTCCCTTGACCATCCCGGCCCTTTACTGATTAAATTTGGATCACGTGTCTCAACGTCAATAGCTATTATTTTTTCACCGGATAAATCTGGAAGTACGTCTGGCGGAGTCCAAGTTGTCTCATCAAACAAATCTTCTTGCATACTACTATCCTTTTAATTCTGTAACTAATTTATTAGTATAGAACTGCGCCTTTTCAGCGTCTTCCATCCGCTTTCCTTTATAGTCCATTCTCCACAAATATTTAATGATCTGCCCCTTTAAATAAGCGTTAAAACCCTCTTTACCTAATGCCGATTTGACGGCATCCAGACACTCAATTTCTCCATTGGTGTAATGTGGGGGGTGGTTTACATTATCCTTCTTCATATCTCGTAGTATCTCCGTGTCGTAGGTTCTAGAATGTGCAATGATTTTTTAGCTCTTGTTACAGCGACATAAAAAACACGATGCTCAATCGATGGATTTTTTTGATATTGTTTCCATGAGGCGTAAGATAGATCGGTAATAACAAGAATGTTATCACTTTCTCCTCCCTTCATTGAGTGTATGGTGCTTACTTTTATTCTGGGATGTTTAACGTTATCTCCTCTCCGCAAGGCATTAAGTACATAATTTTTTGTATCCAAGTCTATTTTAGATAACGCTTTGTGCCATCTAGTATCGTTACCCCACTTTAAGCCAAGATTTGCTTCAGCAAAAGACATATCTATCAATTGTTCTGAATCTAAAGTAATAAAGCATTTAGCCCGTGGACCATAGCCTTTCTTATAATCAGTTCCCACTTTCATAAAACCGTACATGTTTTTTAAAGCTGGTACGGTTATGCTTCTGCCTTTAACCAGATCCTCCCAAGACATAATCGCGTCATATGTCTGGGGATGTATACTTGTTTTACCATTACGACTATATACCCAACCTTCTTCTTCAAGCTGGCTGGCATAAAAATTAGCTATATGATTAGTTCTGGCTAAGACGCACCAATCACCCTCCTCAAACGGGACGTCCCCAAAGTTCTGGTGATAATGGACAGAACCTTCTTCATCCTTTGGTGACCATGTCTTGGGTGCTCTGTCTTCTATCTGTAAAGCTATTCGTTGGGCTTGATCCCAAACCCGTTTAGGTAATCTATAAGACTGTGTTAGTACTTCCTTCTTTTCTGTAGCCGTTAAGAAAGCCTTAACATCAGCCCCTTGGAATCCCATTATGGCTTGATCGTCATCACCCGTAAATACCTGAAACTTAGGCGTCTCCCTTAGTACATTGACCATGGCCCATTGTAGGGTGGACAAGTCTTGTGCTTCATCAACAAACAAAGCATCTAAATTGGGGGGATCGTCACGCTTTACAAAGCCCTCGATCATGTCCGTAAAGTCTATTTTCTTCTTTGCCTTTTTGTAGCTTTCGTAAGCATCAACAAGTCTGGTTAGTTCTGTCCAGTGTAAATCGTAGTTCTCTGCTTCTCTAAAACAATCCTCCAAAGAATTTTGCAAACTCCTGGATGTCTGGTAGATAGACATGTAGGCATCTCCCTGAGAATACCCAATAATATCGAAGTCACTCTCTCTGGCTGTTTTATTAGAGTTCGTAAAACTCAGGCCCACGGACTTCCCTATCTTGGCAAAATCTTTAGCTGTAACAACATCGTCAACCTTATAGCCCCCCGCTCTAAAAGCCATTGAGTGAAGCGTTTGAAAATAAGGAAGGCTATCTTCTTCGAGACCTAAATCCAAGCATACACGCTCTCTGCTTTCTTGCGCTGCCTTTCTGGTAAACGATACACAGGCAATCTTGAAAGGATCCATGCCATTCTTAATACAATCGCGCACAAGATTAGAGTTGGTTTGAGTTTTCCCTGTTCCCGGTGGGCCAAGGATTGTCTTCTCTTCAATCAAAACGGAATATCCTGATCTTCTTCAAAGGTAATGTCAGGTAACTCTACTTCAGCCTTATCCATTTCAGGTATATACCAAACCCTTACCTGTTTACGATTATCGTTACTATCTCTAAAAGTGTAATTCTTAGTCGAATCATCACCGTTGTTTAATTCTTTAAGTCTTTCTGTAACCTGACCTCTGGTATAACTGGTAAAATTATGACGTTTTAAAAATTCCTGAAGACCTGTTAATTTAAAGTAAGTAACACCGTCCTCTGTCCATGGCTTGCCCGTCATGATCTCTTCAGGGCTTTGGGCTTTAATCCTCGATGTGCAATACATCTCAAGAAGCTCAAGAAACTGTCCCTTGTTTGTTAATTCTTCCGGCACGGATACATGGGTCGCGTTACCTAAAAGAATGTCTATTAAATCACGCCAATCGCTATCTTTAACCTTGGCTGGCATCTTGTACATCTGTTCCATACACGCTCGTTGAAACTCTACCTGCATCTGCAATTGCTTTGTTGATAACTCTAACCTAGAGCCGTCTACGTCTACGAACCAAACGGGAGGTTCTGACTCCACAACGGTCAAGCCACCAATAGTCGCGGTTCCCTGACCACTGCCGATTCCATACTTCCTAGTCTTGCATAACGCTTTGTTGCAATGACTGTGTAATGGCTCTTGCTTGCAGGTATACATATATTCTTTTTTCTCAAGTTGGCTTTGTATGGTCACAATCTCACTCGCTGGAACAGGTGGACTGCAATACTGCTGGTTCGCCTTTTCTAAAAGCTGCTTCCAGTTAGATGGATCAACCTTTCTGTAATAAACGCCTATGTTTAATAAAGTATTGTTACGGCATCCTTCCGGTATTCCAGACTCAGCTATCTGCTGAAGGCACGGAGGCCCCAAGGGTAGTACCGTATCGTCCGCACTAGCCTTGCATTCAGATAAAGTCTTAAAGTCAATTTTTCTAGATTCCGCTCTTTCTAGAAACTCTTCGAGTGTAAGGCTTTCACCTTTCTTATCTAAGGCGTATCTAGTTGTATACTTAGCGTTAAAGTAGGGAAGATTTATAAAGTTACCAACATCCCCTCGCTCTACAATTACTTCTTCTTGTTTAGGAAATATCTCACAAGTTCCCCACCCCAAGGCAGATGCAAACTCTGATAACTTATCGCGTATCTCTGACGCTGGTATCTTTTCCGTCATGAATAAAAATAAATGTGCTCCACCCGACTTAGATCGACACATTACTAAAGGGAGCTTCAAACGCTCAACCTTCTTATAAAGGGCAACCAAGTCTAAATTATAATCGTCAATGTCTAATGCGCCAAAGTAACATCCATTAGTCTCATCTATTGGAACGCTCCCTACTCCGCGCTTACCTTCCAAGTGCTGTTCTACAAGATCAAGGGTCAACGGTTCCCTGACCAAGAAACTTTTTGCTTTTTTCTTGCCTTCGCGTTGAGTGTCCAAGACAGTAGTTTGCCCGTGCGCTCCACTATAGCCTCTAAATAGGGCTGAAAATCTCTCTGCTGTACTCATCAAAAATACGCCCCTACCTCACATAAGATAGGGGCGTTCCCCTATTTAAAACGGAATATCGTCTTCAGAAGAAGTCTTCGGACTCTCTAATAACTCATCACTTGGGGGAGGAGCTATCTGCAATGCACCACTGGAGATACTTCCATGTAGTTCTTTGCAATCGTTATAAGCTTCTACACTTGGGATCATCCCCTCATGGGCTATCGACCAAGTATTCCAGCTTCCTTTATCATTCCCGTCCTCAACAGTCTTCAAACGATACGTACAGGCGTAAGAGGGTAAGGTTATACCGTTACGTTTCTGCATCATCTGCATAGACATCCAAAGTCGAGACTTTTTCAATTGTGTTTTCTTCATGTCCACAATTGCATTTTCTAACGTTCCATCCTCATGAACAATCTTAATGTAATACTGAGCAGTACGAACAAGTTCGTTCCCACTGGAAAGCATTTCCATTCCCGTTTCATGATTACGTTCTGCGCTTGCCACTTCCTTTGAGGAAGCCGACAACTCGCCTACGAAACCACCACCTTGATCTCTTGGCACAAACTCCAAACATTTCATCTGGAAGTAAACAGGAATTACTACAACACCCTCTTCACCGTCCCAATACTTGTTGGTCACAGTGTTAAAGATGTCACCACCAGAAGCCCCTTCAATAAAGCCAGCTTCTTTCTTATTAATCTGTGGAGACATTTGTTGTATTATTCTTAAAAAAGGTATCTGGATGTCAGCAGAGGTAACTTCCTCAAAACCTTTTCCAGAGTCTTCCGCAAATAATGCGTCTAGTTCGGCAGGTAACGTTTCTTTTTTTGTTGCAGTCATGATTTTATGCTCCTTTTATCTTGGCTACGGTTCCAATATGTGCGTTAAAAATTTCAAGGTCGATTTCTTCGTTGTTCTCTACACGCTCACGTAACAACTTTTTGAGCGTCATAGGTTCAACCCATGTCTTGGCTGTTGTGTCATGACCTTGCTCTTCAAGATCAGCCTGAACACTCTTAGCTATATTGTCTTCCTTTATTCCAAACGAAACTTTCACTTCGTTCTTTATAAAATCAGAACAACCAATCTCTCTAAGATGTGAAAAAGCTACATCCCTTTGAATAGGGTCTTTTGGCAACGTGCCAGAAACAAATGTAGAAAGACTAACAGTGTGTCCTTCTACAACTA